ATTGACGCCAACTGTTCTTGCAGACGTTAAATGTTCATTCAGCGCTGATACGTTTCCATGGTTTGAAAAGGAATTAAAAAACAAAAATTATTTCTATCAAATGCAAGGTTATTGTTGGGGAACTGGAATGCCAGAAGCGGAATTGGTTTATGTATTATTGACAACACCGGAACGAATGGTATTGGATTTAATCAATAAGGAAGCGTGGAAAATGTTGCCCGATCCAAAGTTTGAAAGATATTCTCAAGATGAGATTTACGATATTGCAGAGCGTGTTATAAGATCAAAGCATAATTTCGAACAAATTCCAATCGAAAAAAGAGTGAAAAAATATATTGTCAAAAAAGATGAAAAGGTCATTGATGAGATAAAAGAACGAATCGAATATCTAACGCCGATTTATAACGAAATGTTTAAACAAATATAAATACAATGGAAATAACCAAATTAACAGGAAACGTGCATTTAGTAGGCCAGACGCAACAAAAAAGCGAAAAATTTAAAAGCCGTGAATTAGTATTAAAAACGGGCGGCGATTACCCACAATTTATTTTAGTACAATTTACACAGGATAAATGCGATTTACTTAATAATTTAACAATTGGCGACTTTGTGAGCGTTAATTATAACATTCGAGGGCGTGAATGGACCAACCCAACAACAGGCGAAATAAAGTACTTTAATTCAATTGAGGGCTGGAGTATTGAGTTAAAAAGCAATCAATCAAACGACGAAAAAACGTTTTCACAAATGAATAAAAAATCCGTTTTGGATAATGACAACGATGATTTACCATTTTAAGCCATGACAGCAAAACATTTATCAAACATCAACACAATTGTCCGCAAAATGATAATTGATCATTTAAACAAAACCGGAATTTCGGAGCATAAATTTGCCAAAAATAGTGGCATTCAACAAAACCAACTTTGGTTGTTTCTTCATTCTGGCAACGACAAAAAGGGGTTGCATTCCGGCACCTTGCAAAAAATAGGTAAATATTTATTTGAAAATTCATAACTTTGAATTGATGTTTTCGAGGTTTGGGGGTTGGTTTTCTGTTTTGCCGGCCCCCTTATCAAATTAAAAAACTATGAAAAAACGATTTAAAATAATACTTGGCATTTGTATATTACCATTGTTTGTTTTGGCGTATTACAACGATAAATTAATAATGTTTCTTTTGCCCCATTTAGAACAACCAGCAATACAAAAATGGTTGCGAAACAATAAATTAATGAGTAATACATTAATTCGATTAGTTGTATTTTGGGCCTCAATAGGCATTTATAAATTTTTAGGTTGGGCAATTGGTTAATTACTTTGAAATATGGCAAGGATTGGAACGCGTTTTATCGGAAGACTTCGACATTTGTATTATCGGTTATTGTTCAGAAACACATCGACCGGTATATTCAGCAAACAAAATAAAAAAGGTTCTTGAAAAAATAACAGATTTTGACCACTACGAGGCAATAGATTTTGTAATTAACACAATGAACAAATCAAACAGCGATAACGCGCCAATAATTTGCATTGATTTTGATTTTTAAGCCATGCCAAAACCAACACAAAACGAAACAGAAAACGAATTTATTAGCCGATGCATACCAGAGGTAATAAACGACGGCACAACAAACGACCCACAACAAGCGTTTGCAATTTGCCAAAGCATTTACGAACGACACAATAAAACCAAAGTAAAATGGAACCGCGACACGATTACGAAAGCGAATTAATAGAAGCCATTAAAAAACATAATTGGCACCGCTGGGCGCATATTGATTGGAGCGCATTAAGTTTTGTAAGGTCAACGGCATACGTTCACCATTTAGACAAATCAGACGCAATAAAAGCCGCCTTTGAACATAACAGGTCAAAAAGCACAAATTACCTTTTACAAAAATGGATCAATTCCGACAACGCAACGCTACAAATTGCCGCGTTTAAAATAATTGCCGAGGGCGACGACCACAAACGTTTAAATCAACAATACGTTGAACAACAACAAACAACAGTTGATTTAAGCAACCTGTCAACAGATGAGATAAAAGAATTGTTAAACGGCAATGATTGACAAAAAAACAGCAATTCAAAACATATTACGCGCGGAATTGTCCCGGCGTGAATTTTGGGAGTTTTGCAAGTTTTACGATAATGTTTTTTTTAATGAACGTCAATTTCTTAAATCAATAGCCGACGCGTTCCAACAAATAGAACAAAAAGAAATTAAATCTTTGAGCGTATCGATGCCGCCAAGGGCCGGAAAATCTTATATTACGTCTTTATTTTGCGCTTGGACCATTGGCCGCAATCCGGATAAATCAGTAATGCGTAATACATGCACGGCGACCCTTTACCAGAAATTTAGTTACGACGTGCGCGCCATTGTCAAAAGTGACAAATTTAAACAGGTATTTCCAAACGTTCAATTGTCAGACGACAAAGCAAATTTGCAAGGTTGGAACACAAATTCAAGTAAACAAGTTGGTTATTTTGGCGCTGGGGTTGGGGGCACAATCATTGGTTTTGGTGCCTCAAATGTTGCCATTACAGATGACCTTTACAGGGGCATTGAAGACGCATTAAGCGACACAATGAACGACCGTATTATTCAATGGAAAGAGTCAACGCATGACAGCCGTTTTGAAAGCGGTTGCGCTCGCATTGACATTGGCACCCGTTGGAGTTTAAACGATGTCATTGGCCGTAATATAGAACAATCCATTTACGATAAATCAATTATTATTCCGGCATTAGATGAGCGCGGTAATTCATTTTGTGAGTTGGTCATGTCAACAAACGAGTATTTAGAAAAGCAAAAACGCACGGCGCCGGAAATTTGGGCCGCGGAATACATGCAGCAACCCGTTGACGTAAAAGGCCGTTTGTTTAATGAATTAAAATGCATTGATCCAAACGAATTAAAAGACATTCAAAAGCGCGGTATTGACGGTGCAATTGCTTATATTGACGTTAGCGACCAAGGCAACGATTACACAGCCATGGCAATTTGTCAAATAATCAAATGCGAAATGTACATTGTTGATTACGTTTTTACGCGAGACAATACCGACATAACAATCCCGTTATGCGCTCAAAAACTAAACAAATGGAACGTTAATTATTGCCGCGTTGAGTCCAACGCAATGGGCGCCATGTTTAGCCGCCATTTACAAAAAGAAACCAAAACAAAAATATTACAAGTAAACAACACAACAAACAAAATAACGAGAATTATAATGCAAAGCGCTTGGATAATGAACCGGTTTACTTTTGTAAAATATGACGACCTACAAAGTCAATTATTTATTCAAAATATACTATCATTTAGCAAAGAGGGTAAAAATAAAAACGACGATGCACCGGATTGTTGCGCTGGATTGTCAATATTTATTCAATCAATGTTTAAAAATTTATCATAACTTTGACGAAAATCTAATCAAAAGTAAATGGATTTAAGTTTTTGGGACGCATTTTTTGGTATTGATTCACAAAGTCAAAGCCGCTATATTAACCAAATGCAACGGTTAATGCCTTGGCAAAATCAATTATGGGGTGTTAAAACGCCGGTTTGGATTGACACAAATAATGCATGGGAATGGTTTTTATCAATACCAGAATTAAGGGCCGTAATTGATAAACGCGCGTCAATGATGAGTTCAAATGTTCCTGTTTTATACGACAAAGAGGGCAATGTTGTAACAAATCATTGGTTGAATGACCTTATAAGAAAGCCAAACCCAATGCAAAGTTGGGGCGATGTTGTTTATTCACTTAGTGTAAATGATGCGTTATATTCAAACGCGTTTGCTTATTGTCCGGTCCGAACATTAAACGTGCGCAATTTAATGGTTACGTTACCAAGTGGCAAAATTCAAATTGATTTGAACGGTACCACATTAAAACAAATGGACGTGGACGGTTTAATTAGTGGATTTACATTTAAATACGACGCGCAGAAATACGAAAAGTTAAACATTCAAGACGTTATTTATTTAACGACAGCGGACGGCATGAGCATTGTAAAGCCAACCAGCCGCCTCGATGCGTTGAAATTTCCACTAAGCAACATTAAAGCAAGTTATCATAAAAGAAACGTATTACTTGAAAATATTGGCGCAATCGGTATATTGAGCGCGCAAAATTCAGACATGGGGGGCGTTATTCCGAT